ATTTCATGGAAAGCTGATATAAAGCATTGTGTGTTTAGCTTGTTTTGCAAGCTAACTTTAGCCTCTGGTTTCAATTCATCCTTTTCTCCAGAGGCTTTTTCTATCTAGATACTTTTAATTTAAACCCCATATTTTTTAGCTTCTTTCGAGTATCAATATCATTAAAATCGTATTCGACTCTCTCTAGAGTGCATTTACTAAATATTACATATCGTGATTTGCATTTTGTATAAGTGGAATAAAAAACAGCTTTATCTACATCTATATGCAGACTTCTATTCTTTAAAGGCAATAGTGGCTTTGCTAATGAGCTGCAACTCAATAAGGATGTGATCAATAGCATTGGTATCAATGTTTTCTTCATCTTTAGATGTTTCCTTTATGTATTGTTTCTCTAAATAGATAACACGATCCAGATACTTACGAGCTTCTTTCATCTCGTAAATACCTAGTACATGCTTAGTTAAACCAAATAGAGCTGTAACTAAATTAGTCATTAAATACAGCTACTATTTCACCAAACTCATTCCAGTCTAAATCCTTAGCTTCCTCGCCCAGAGCTTTAATTTCTTTAATTACTTCATAAATGGCTTTAACAGGTGAACCTAGTCTAGGAACGTGCATAGCGTCTGACATATCAACTTTGCCGTCTGCAAAAATATCCTCGCCAACCTCAACAGCCTCGTCAATAGCACTAGCCAATTTCTTTAGTAATTCGTTACCTACTTCACTCATAATAATCTCCTATGTATATGTTTAGTGTTAGATATATATTAGAGCTAATATTGACGATGTGTAAACGCACTGTTTTAATCAGAGTTGTAAGAAGTTACTAATAAACGAAGGTTTAAGCATGTCAGAAAATAAAGTCAAGCAAGGCGCTCCGACTAAATACACAACAGATATACCAGATAAATTAGTAAAATACTTTAGCGAGATACGCACATTTATTCTAATGGATAAAGAATATCCAGAATTTAACTCTATAGAGGGTTTTTGCGCTGATATTAAAATAGCTAAATCAACTTTCTATGAATGGGTTAAAATATATCCAGATTTATCGAACGCATTTAACACAGCGAAGAATTTTCAAGCAAAACAGCTATTCAATCTAACAGCTAATAGAATATTCTCAGAAAGCTATGGAAAGCTTTTAACTGTTAACTGCACTGATATGAAAGATAAAGTAGAACAAACAATCGACCACAAGAATATTCAGATCAATATTGATAAAGCAGATAGTGAATTATGATCTGGTTACACGCTAAAGGATTTGAAAATCTCTATGAGGTTAGTAGCACTGGCTTGGTTAGGAGTATACCAAGAGTGACTACAAGATCTAACGGTAGATTATACACAGTCAGACAAAAAATATTAAAGCCAGCCATTGATTCTTGTGGTTATCAAAGAGTTGGATTAATGAAAGAAGGCAACTTAGTTACAAAAAAAGTTCACAGACTTATATGTCAAACATTTAAGGAAAATATTGAAAACAAGCCACAGGTTAATCATCTAGATGGATTAAAAACCAACAATAATATAGATAACCTAGTTTGGGCAACTGCCTCTGAAAATGTTCAACACGCATTCGACACAGGATTGGCTAAGCCTAAACTAGGAAGCAATAATCCATCTGCTAAAATTGACGAAATACAAGCTCTAACAGTAAAAACACTGATAAAATCTGGCTGGTCGCTGGTCAAAATTTCAAAGGAAATGAATGTCTCAAAACACATAACAAAAGATATTAATCGTGGAAAAACATGGAAGCATATTAATGTTTAAGAAAACATCTAAGCAAAGGGAGGCTATACCACTGTTAGCCAGCAAGAAATATGCTGCGCTTTACGGTGGATCGTAGTCTAGATCTGGTAAAACATTTATATTAATCTATGCGCTTATAATTAGAGCATCTAAAATAAAATCTAGACACGTGATAGTAAGACGCACTTTCGCATCTGTTAAAAGATCCATATTTCTAGACACGCTACCAAAAGTTTTATCCATCTGTTTTCCAGATTTAACAGTTAAGTGGAATAAAACAGATTTCTATATAGTGCTGCCAAATGAATCAGAAATCTGGATCGCTGGAATGGATGATAGCAGGGTTGAAAAGATTCTAGGTATGGAGTTTTCAACTATCTATTTTAATGAAGCATCAGAATTAGATTACTCTAATATGCAGATAGTTATATCTAGATTGGCACAGAAAAATAGCCTAACTAAGCGTGTTTGGTATGATTTTAATCCGCCACAAAAAACACACTGGAGCTATTGGCTTTTCATAAAAAAGCTTAACCCATCAGATGATGAACCACTAGAAGATGAAGATGAGTATGGGTATCTGTTAATTAACCCGAAGGATAATCTAGAAAATATAGATGAAGAATATTTAAAGATACTATCTAGAATGCCGCAAAAGGATCGTGAAAGATTTCTAGAAGGTAAATTTATGGATAGTGCTGATGGGCAAGCTTATTACTCATTTGATAGAGAAAAAAATATTAAGCCATTTAAACAAGTTAATGGATCTGTATTAATTGGTATGGATTACAACGTAGATCCGATGACAGCAGTTATAGCTAATGTTGTAGATAATAAGATTCAAGTATTTGATGAGATATATCTAAATAACTCAGATACATATAAGATGTGTAACGAGCTTATGAAGCGAGGATATGGTGGAGCTATGATATATCCAGATAGCACAGGATCTAATCGTAAAACATCTGGTAAGTCAGATTTTGACATACTAAGGCAGAATGGTTTTACTATAGTAAGAACTAGAAACCCGTTTGTAACCGATAGAGTTAATAATATTAATAGGCTATTGCAATCTGGTGAGATTATAATTAATACAAAATGTAAAAAACTTATAGGTGATTTAGAGAAGGTTATGTGGAAAGATAATAAACTAGATCAGAAAACAGACAAACATTTAACTCATATCAGCGATGCTCTGGGTTATTTAGCTTGGAAGTTGAAGCCTATTAGATTAAACAATCAATCAAACGCAAGCTTTTCATAAGGATATTAAATGGATTTATTAAACGATGGTTATGTTAGACGGTTAATTCAAGATGTAGAATCATCACAAAACAAAGATAGAAGAGAAGCTGAGATAAAATCATTTGAGGTTTATTCTGGTAACCTTAAAGAGCATGTAGAAACTAGAATAAAAGACTTATACCCCAAGACATACGGATCATTCTCTATAGCTGATTTGAATATGAGCAAGAAAATTGTCGATAAGATGTCTAAGGCATACAAGCAAGCACCTCAAAGAGAGCTATCGACCGATAATGAAAACGAAGATTACGGGGATCTAATGCGCCATGCTAGCTCATCAGCAGCATGGCAATGTTTTGATGTATATTACAATCTACACAGATATGCAGCTATGTGGTTTAGCTATGTGAAAGATGAGATGGGTGAAGATAAGATTATACTTAGACCGCTTGCGCCTTTTCAATTCTCTAGAGTAGTTGATTCAGTAGGTAATACAGAGGTTTTTATAGTTAACTTTCCTAGTAGCGATTATTACTCAACTACTGATACAGATGGTAGGAAATCAATCATACAAGATAGCCAACAAGATACATCATGCAAGCGATATGCAATGTGGAATAAAGATCAGCATGTGGTTGTTAGAGTATATGAAACTGATGGAGAAGATAGCACATGCAGAATCACTTATGAATCTATAGAGGGTAATGAAAACAATGAAAATCCTCTAGGTGTTATTCCAGCAGTATTCTGTCAACAAGGTGATAATGCAGCTCTACCTATAGTTAACCCACTTACATCACAGGTAATCGAGTTTAATCAGCAATATTCTGTGATGCTAACAGGTAGCTCGCTCCAGACATTTGGGCATCTTGTTTTATCCCATCCGGAAGATCAAGTAATGCCAAATGAGATATATAACAGCTTATTTACATACAGTAGATTACCTCAAAAAGAAGGTGATTCACCTACTACATTAAGCTACCTAAACCCATCACCTAATATGGATGGGCAACTACAGATAATGCAAAACTATGGGCATCAAATAATCACAGAGCATCTAGGTGATGGCTCTCAAAATGTATCAGGATCAGATAACTTTACATCTGGCTTGGATAGAATGATTGCACAATCGGATATCACAAATATCATCGAATCTAATCAGCAAGTATATGCTAAAGCTGAGAATGATCTATATCTAATTATTAGAGCTTATTATGAGGCTATGAATGATATGAGATTTAGAACAGATACATTAACTGTTAAATACCCTAAAGCTAAACCTATTGAATCTGAGGCTGAAATACTAGCTAACATCGAAAAGAAGCTACAACTTGGATTAATAGAAAAGTTTGAAGCTCTAATGATGCTAGATCCTAATATGTCTAGCGATAATGCCAAAGATAAAATATCTAGAGTCAGTGAAGAGAATAGAGCTGCTATGGGTGATTTTTTTGGGGATGATAATGGCGATCAACGTACAGAAGACAATTGATTTAGACTTATCTGGTTTATCTAGAGTCGATAAAGAAGCGGCTAAGGAAGAGATATCAGAATATATAGTCGATACCATATTAGATTATGTATCTAAGGGTGAGTCACCTGTATCTGGTGGTAAGTGGAGTGAGTTGTCACCTGAGTATAAGAAGATAAAAGCAAAGATATCTGGATCATCTAAGGCTAACATGGAATTATTTGGTGATATGTTAGATGATTTATCTGCTGAATTTAGTGGTAATAGGCTCAAGGTAGGATTCGGCAAGGATGCTGATGAACTATCTAAATTGAAAGCTGAGAATCACAATAAGTTTACTGCTAGATCTAAGAAGAAATCAGCTAAAACCAAGAAATATAAAGTTCCAGAACGCAACTTCATACCCAGAAAGACACAATCATTCAAAAAAGAAATAATGAGAGATATATCTAATATAATAAATGATTTTAGAGGCGATCCATTAGCTACTTCTGGCAGTAAAAAGCCTGATAATTCTGGTGGCGCTGGATCATTAGCAACTAGAGAATTAGAAAAGGTTTAGTATGGATGATGATGAATTTATTCACTATGAAGAGTCAGATGATGATGAGTTTTACTGGGAATCACCAAGTGAGTCAGAAGATATGGATCTGGAGTTTTAGATGCCTATAAAGATTAAGCGATCACAGAGAAGATTGATTGCACTTACTTTAACTGAGAGAGCTAAGCCTATATTTATTAGATTGCTGGATAAATTTATCAAAGACGAGATAATCGCATCTATTAAGCGAGGTGTATCGCCTGTTAATAGAGGCGGCTTAAACCCTAAAAACACTGGCGGTAAGGCTAGATTTCAGAAATACTCTAGTAGCTATGTAAAAGCTATGGGATCTGGAAAGCTGAAAGAGAAAAAGCAATCGCCTAGAAATCTAGAATTAACTGGGAAGATGCTCAAGTCAATTAAAAGTAAAAAATTCAGGAATTATCTAAGAGTGTGGTTTACAGATGCAAAGGCTAAATATCATAATAATCTAGGCGCTGGAAAATCCAAGGTTATCAGGAGAATGACACCAGATCCAAAGATAGGCGAGGATTTCAATGCTGGTATTAGGAGAAAGATTGTTAATGCTCTAGCTGGAGCAATCAAGCTAAGTAAGAAATGATTTTACAAATAGGTAGAATCTAAACAACAATATAAGGGAGTATAAAATGTCAGATGAAAATCACGAAGGTGAAATCACAGCGAACGCTAATGACGAGGGTAATCTAGTAGCTACAATTGAACAATTGAAATCTACTAATGAAAGACTTCTTGCTGAATCTCAGCGTAACAAGTCTCAGAAAAACGAGTTTAGATCTGAGTTTGAAACAATGCGTGATCAGCTGGAGAATTACAAAAAGCGTGAGCTAGAAGAAAAAGGTAACTACCAAGAGATGCTACAGATGGAGAAAGAGAAATCTTCAACTTATAAGCAACAGTTACAAGCCTATGAAGATAAGCTACTTCGATCAAACGTAATGAATGCAGTATCTAGAGAAGCTAAAAATTGTTACGACGTAAACGATCTATTAGCTCAAAAAGATTATGCAAAGATGATTGAGATTCCAGATGGTGAGCTAGAGCCTACCAAAGAATCAATTCATTCATTTGTTAATTCTCTAAAAGAAGATAAGAAATATTTATTTAAAGGTAACACAGTAAAATCTATGGCTGATACTAAACCAGCAATAGAGAAACCAACTAACAAAACGGTAGCACAGATGAATGCAGCAGAACGTAAAGAATATGTAATGCAACAACTATCTGGGATACCAACTAACTAATTTATAGGAGATTACCATGGCTGACGCTTTAATGGGTGTAACTGAAACTTCTGCAAGTGCAATGGCACGTGTAGCTGAGGTTGCGCAACTTTATTTACAACAAGAATCAAAATTACTACCAACTGTATCTGACTTTTCTTACCTTGCAAGCAAGGGAACTAGCTCGATCAAACTACCTAGATCTGGTGGTTTTACTGTTGGTTCTAAAGGTGAAAACACAGCTGTTGATTCACAAATCATTACTTATGCTGCTGATACAATTAGCTTGGATCAGCACAGAGTAGTTCAATTTCTTTTAGAAGATATTGCAGATCAACAATCAATGTTACAGGTTACTCAAGACGCTGTTATGAAAGCTTCTAAAGATCTAGCTTATGATGTAGATGCTAAAATCAAAGCTGAATTTGATAATGCATCAGCAGCAGCTCCAGATCATGTAATTCAATACAATGATGCTACTAACGAAGATATCGAGTTAACTGATATCCTTGAGATGAGAAGATTATTAATCGCTCAAAACATCAATCCTAATGAATGTTTCATCGGTGTTGGTAACGCTCAAGAGAAAAACATGCTATTAATTGATAACTTTATCGACAGCTCTAAATACGG